CCCCATCCTCATTCGACCCATTTAAAAACAAATCATGTGGCCGATAAGGCAGCGAGTGTTACTAAGAGTAAAATTGACGAACCCAAAAAGGGAAAGACACCTCAAAAACCAAGTGCGAGCACAACAACTAATTCTTCTGCGGTAAAGAAGACACCTGGGAAAAAAGAAGAGGAAACCTCCCAAATTGAGTCCTCCGCAACAAAAACATCCAATTCAAAGCCTCACGGTACTACTACATTTGCGTATCCTGATGATTGGACGACTCATAAGGCTTGGCGCACTGGAAAGGGTTTAGATCCTAAGATAGTTGAATGGGAAAATATTGATTTTTATGCCTTTGAGATTGCCCAACATTATGTCTCTATTGAACGAGCGAAATTTGATGGTGGTTCTGGTCATAGTTCTGACGAAGGAGATTTTCAAAAGGCTGTCGTGTCAAAATTAGATCATATCATCTCCATGCATCTCACCTCTGTTGAAGAAGAAACCATTGCCTGGATGTGCCGAATGAAATTCATTGAAAATGGAACTAAGGTTCTTAGTATCACCGACCCGACAGCAAGAAAGATCATTGCAAACAAGACCCTGCTTGCTGATTTTAAGAAGTTGTTACTTGTTCATGCAAATGATGAGGCTATCATTGGTTTTCTCAGGAAAGTACCTCGATGAACATGGGTCCCACTCCCATTAATGGAAAAAACTCAAACAAAAATAATAATCAAAATGACGTGTAGATTTTCTTACCGGGAAATTAAAGTAGAAAGTGGTGAGATGCTTTGTTATTTAGAAATGGAGCAGACTCTACCCCGTATTGACTCAAGATATTCTAATCATCTGTCACCATTTCTGGATGTTGCACCCAATTTCAGGCAAGAAACATTAAAACAAGGGGTTTTGTGTTGGACTTTGGATTTAGAAGAATTTGGTTGTTTACCACCTATCCTATTAAATTCATCTGTCGAACTGAATTATAAGAAGGGTGACTTTCTGTCTACAGGAAAGAACCTATATGCATTATCGGTGGATACTTGGTCTTACTCTTACTGCGTTCTGCTCTGCGCAAAGCCTAATAACTTTGAAGATTGGATTTCTGGGATGAGTTGCTATGTCGAATGTGCCCAAGTGGGTCGAGTTGCAGCTATCTTCCGGACGGATGATGTATTCACGACTGACGAAGCAACAACACTTGGGTACTGTGTGTCCAGATTCAAACCAGGATTTCAAGTTGTGGCAGGACCGCATCTTATGACTAGATGGGAACGATGTTGGGTGGATATATCAAGTGCACCTTATAGGATCCCACTAGATCTCGAAATACCAGAAAGGACTATATTAGAATTGTTGGTCTCGTACAATGTGTCCTCAACTAATCTTCATTTAAACTGCAATTGTAAGTTGGGATGGATCTGGTACCCATTCGGCGAGAGCTTTCGATTGTATCCTTACACCACACAGTATTATTCTTTGTCCCCTTCTGTTTCCCCACAAACACAAACCAAATTCCCTACAAGGAATCCGTCTCTCGGGCCTACTACTATTGCTCCCAGTTATAATCCTTCTACCAAAGCACCGACTCAACTGCCTACTGTGTTAAAACCTTACTTGCGAATTCAATGTGCAGGGAAAAATGTTCTTTATTGCGACGAATTGTCTACCCTCAGGAGGATTCCACGGAGAGAAGACCAACTGTTAAAATGTGAATTCGATTGGGGGCGTGACAAAGACCACATCTTCTGTCCCTTTGAAAAAACTAACTACCAAGGGAATTTATCGTTACTCTCTCTAATTCGTTCCTGCTACTCCCTCTCCGTTCAGGATACACTGATGGTTAAATTCGTATGTGAGGACCCGGAAGCTAAAACCGTCGGTGAAATCGAGGCACAATGGGGAAAATTGTCCGATACTTCCCCGGCAACAAGCCTTGGAGTTATTGAAATAGTTGTCATTTCATTTTCAATAATTGTGGCCATATTCGTAGGGATTAGGTTTTATATCAAGAAAGGAGATTTTATGTGCGGTCGGTCAGAGAATTTCTGTAGGATCCCATGCCTTAAGGATGGGGGTATCACTCGTAGGACATACGATCGTCTTGCTAATGCATTATCGGATGAGCTGGTCTAGAGATAGGTATACACTTCGGAATTCAAGATTCACTGAAGTGAGCGGAAATAGCGGTCAGACCGAGTTGATAAACGAAGGGTTGAGTATCGTGCCTACCAATATAAACGCCTGAAGATGGACAATGAGCCAAGGGTCTTAGATCTTGTCTTGCTTCATACTTGACATAAATGAGTCAATATAAAAACTCAAAACAAAATACAAATGGAAAAATCTAGTTCGTGCCAAGGGGAACCTTTTTTACTCGCACCTTCCATTGGACGACCTGGTGTTTTGACACCGATTTGTCTTAATTTAATGGCTACTTATAGCTCTGATATTTCAGGATATTTCTCCCCATTCAACAACCCTGTTATGCCTTATACAGATCAGAAGAATAGACTACCAGACGGTGCATTTTTAGACTTCACTTACTCTTCCGGTTGGTTTCCTCCCATCATTTGGAACACCGATTGCGTCGGCAACTATAATAATGGTTCTTTTTTGGACTACGGAATTGCACCGAAGCTTAAAGAAGGAATCACGATTTGCCAAGTGTCTGTGTTGTTATGTCCTGAGATTAATTTGACAGGTGATTTCGTTTTACTTCAGTGCAAACCGTATCGTTATTATGTAGGCGGGGTTTTGTTTCCAAAAGGGAATACAGATTTTTTAATCGAAAGAACTGAAGATCATAGGCAATGCAGGATTTCATGGAAAAATTCATTCTCTCCATGCTCAGGGATCAGATGTGCTTTGACGTGGGACTTATGCTGGACCATGGTCTTACCTAATCATTACCAAATACGGGACACCCCGCAGGAGATGGAACTTTCCTCCTTAGACGGACTTCCCGTTCCTTTTAACGGGGAATTTGCTTTGTGTGGGTGCAAACTCGGCTCTGTTGTTGTCACAACAAGGGACCTGCTGTATACTCAGGTGAAGACTGTAAATTCCGCTTTATTCTCTGAAAAAGTGATACCAGAAAAAGAAGATACTCAAAAAGCACACAATCCTCCTGGCAATCGCCGATTGGACTATAAATCAAGATTTACCTCTTATATTGAATGTAACAGTTGGCGAAGTTCCAAAGGCTGTTCGTCATCTTTTTGGAATAACTTCCGAGATTGGGTGCTTTTCCAGAATTTGACTTGCAATGGGAAGGTCTATTTCCCAAGTGAGATGGTGGATCGTAAAAGATTAGAGATTGACACAGATTTGATGTCTAATCAATGTTTTTATCAGAACGGGGACAGGAATATCTCTATTTTCACGTCAAATAGTAGTTCTGTCACAGACGAATCTACTTTGGGAGTGGTGAATATATTGCTTGTTTGTTTTTCTTGTGCATTTGCTGGTTACTGGCTGTTTTCTATGATAAGGCAAATCAGGAAGTCATCGGTCCAGATTCTAATCAGGAGACAAGAAAAGAATCACATCCAGTTTCAAGATTTGTGAACGTTCG